GACGCCCACCTGCGGGAGTATGCCGCCGATCGGCTCGGTCGCCTGATCAACACGACGACGCGCGACGAGCTGGACACCGCGCTTCGCGCCGTCCTCGACGAGGGCGGCGACAAGGCCGCCGCGCGTGACGCCGTGCGCTCGGTGTTCGACCGGGCCGAGGTCGAGCGCAGCGACATGATCGCCGAGACGGAGGTGCGCCGCTCGTCGATGTTCGCGACGAAGGAGGCGATGTCGCAGAGCGGCGTCGTCATCGAGAACGAGTGGCTGTCGACGATGGACGGGCGCAGCCGCGAGGAGCACCTGTCGATGGACGGCCAGCGTCGCGCGCTCGACAAGCCTTTCGAGGTGACGGTGGGTCGCTTCGCCGGGGCGAAGGCGATGCACCCCGGCTCGTTCGGCATCGGCTCGCTCGACATCAACTGCCGCTGCGCCATCGCGCCGGTGATGGTCGAGCAGGACGACGACACCGTGCCATCGTCGACGACGGCGTCTGCGCGCAAGAGCGGGATCATCCTGACGACGAGGATGACCGAGGGCGAGCGCGCCGAGGTGTGGCGTTCTCTCGACCGCAAGGCGACCGCGTGGGATGCGCGGTACGCTCGAGCCATCGCGGCCGGGTTCCGTGATCAAGAGCGCGCGGTGCTCGACGCGCTCGACGACGAATGAGGAGACGACGATGACGACGAAGCTGATGGACGTGAAGGCGTGGAAGCAGGCCCGCAAGGCCGAGGGTCGCAACCCCGACGCCGCCGTGACGATGACCCCGCGCATCGAGGCGCCAGCCGTCGTCGAGGTCAAGTCGGGCCGCGACAACGTCGACGAGGTGCGGGCCGCGCTGCGGTCCATCGGCGCGCCCGAGGCCGACGTCGAGAAGGCCCTCGACGGCGTCGAGGCCGGCGACGTCGTCGCCACCTACACGATGTCGACCGACGTCGTCGATCGCCCCGGCGACCGCATCCTGCAGGACGGCTGGGAGCTGGACGAGTACCGCGCGAACCCGGTGATGCTCTTCGCCCACGACAGCTACCAGCCGGCGATCGGGATGGCGCTCGGCGTGTACCTGCAGCGCGGTACGCTGCGCGGCACCTTCAAGTTCACGCCTGAGTCGGTCTACCCGTTCGGCGCGACGATCGGCCGCCTCGTCAAGGGCGGCTTCATGAAGGCCGGCTCGGTGGGCTTCTCGCCGATCGACGCCGAGATCGCCAAGGACCGCGTCGACCCCGAGAACCCGATGCACGACTGGTTCCCGCCGATCGACTTCAAGCGGCAGAAGCTCCTCGAGTTCTCGGCGGTCCCGATCCCGGCCAACCCCGAGGCCCTCGTCGACGCGCGCGGCCTGCCGTCCGGCGACGTGCGCGCGGTGCGCGAGTGGGCCGAGCGGTGCCTCGCCGGCGAGGGCGGCAAGACCCTGTCGCTGCCGCGCGCGATGGTCGAGCGGCTGGCCTCCGTCGGCAAGCGCGGCACGATCACCGTCGAGGTGCGCCGCTCCGACGACGGCACCGTCGACGTCGTCGCCGTGCCCGCGACCGAGGCGAAGGCCGAGGGTGAGGCCGCGACCGAGACGAAGGCCGACGAGCTCATGTGCCCGGCGTGTGGGCATGTGGGCGCGGCCGACACCTTCCTGCCTGTCGATGGTGACGAGGCCCCGTCGCCCGAGTCGGGTGACGACGTCAGCGGCGAGGGCGAGCCCGCGCTCGAGCCGGACCTGCAGGAGGAAGGCGCTGGCGCGCTTCCCAAGGGGTTCGACGGCTGGCACGCTGAGATCGTCCGCGACCCCGATGCGCTCCGTCGCTTCGTGGACGAGGTGACGAAGGCCGCCGTCGCGAAGGCGATGGGCGAGATCACCGGGCGGCTGCCCGACTGAACACGGGCGCGAGCCCAACGAAAGGACCGACGACATGCTGCGTTCCAAGTACCTGCTCCCCATCGCCGCTCTCCTCGCCCCGGAGGGTGAGGGTGGTGGCGCCGCGCCGGCGGCCCCGGCGGTCAAGACCAACGCCGCGCCGACGAAGGAAGACCTGATGGCGATGATCGCCGATCAGGTCGGCAAGAGCGTCGCCGAGGCCGTGAAGGCCGGCGAGGAGCAGGCGCGCGCTGAGCGCGGTCTGCCGTCGTCCAAGGCGTTCGAGCTGCGCCCCGGCGACATCCAGCGCGCCGGCCAGCGCGGCGGCGACAAGTCGAAGGGCCTGCTCACCGCCGGCTTCCTCGGGTGGATGATGCGCGCGGGCGGCAACGTCGACGGCGCCTACCGTCTCGCGAAGCGCGCCGGCGCCGACGATCGGATCGTGCGCGCGCTCGGCGAGTCGACCATGGCGGCCGGCGGCGCGTTCGTGCCGCAGGACATCAGCACCGACTTCATCGAGCTGCTCTACAGCTCGACGCCGTTCCTCGCCGCCGGCCCGCGCCGGGTGCCCGTGCCGCACGGGTCGCTCACGCTGCCGAAGGTGACGGCCGGCGCGACGGCGACGTGGGGCGGCGAGTCGCAGAACATCGCTCGCAGCGAGCAGACGTTCGGCCAGCGGCGCCTCGACCTCAAGAAGCTGTCGGTGCTCACGCCCATCAGCAACGAGCTGCTGCGCGACAGCAACCCGGCCCTCGACGTCATCGTGCGCGACGACCTCGCGAACAACGCCGCCGTGGTCATCGACGCCGCTCTGCTGCGCGGCACCGGCTCGGCGTACTCGCCGCGCGGTGTCGCCTCGCAGGTCGCGTCGGCGAACAAGTACAACGCGAACGCGACCGCCAACGTCGCCAACGTCACCGCCGACCTCAACAAGGCGATGCGCGTGATCGAGGACGCCAAGGTGCGCTTCGTCAACCCGGCGTGGTTCATCAGCCCCACCGTCAAGTACGGCCTGATGGCCGCGCGCGACGCGAACGGCTCGCTGGTGTGGGCGCCCGAGATGGCGACCGGGAAGCTCTACGGCATCCCGTTCTTCGTCACGCAGAACATCCCGAGCACCCTCGGCGGCTCGTCCGACGAAAGCGAGGTCTACCTCGTCGAGATGTCGCACGTCATGGTCGGCGACGACCCGATGGGCCTGCAGGTGACGATGGCCGACGGCGTCGCCTACCACGACGGCAGCGCCGTGCGCGCCGCGTTCTCGCAGGACGAGAGCGTCGTGCGCCTGATCCAGCGCATCGACATGGTGCTCCGTCAGGACGGCAACGAGGCCGCCCTGATCGAGCAGGTCGACTGGGACATCATCACCGCGACCTGAGCCCTCGAGCCCGCCGACGTTGGCGACGACGTCGGCGGGTTCGTCCCCTTCCACCGCTTCACCCTCTCGCACGTCGGAGACATCATGCACGCCGTCAAGAACATCGGTTCCCTCGTCCTCGCCATCGCGGCCCTGCCGCCCCTCGCCAACACCGCCGGCACCCGCAACGGCGCCGCCATCGATCGCCTGCAGTCGGGCTCGCTGGCGATGTCCTGCGTCCTCGTCCGCAACACCGGCGCGACCACCGGCGCGCCCTCGACCCAGACCCTCGACGTCAAGCTGCAGGACAGCGCCGACGGCTCGACCGGCTGGGCCGACATCACGGGCGCTGCGCTGACGCAGAAGACCACCGCGACCGCCGGCCTCGACCAGCTCGACGTCGACCTGTCGGGTGCGAAGCGGTACATCCGCACCGTCGAGGTGACCGCGTTCAGCGGCGGCACCACGCCGGCGACCCCGAACGCGGTCGAGGTCATCCTCGGCGGCGGCTCGCGTCTGCCCGCCTGATCGACGACGTCGGTCGAAGCGAAGGCCCTGCCCTCACCGGCGGGGCCTTCGTCTTTTCGGGCGCCGCTGCTACCGTGATCGGCACACCCCCCCACAGGAGGACCGACATGGCGAAGGCGAAGGCGAAGGCACCGGCGACCGATGACAAGCGCGTGATCGTCGAGATCGACGGCTCACCGAGGATGCTGCTCAACGAGGCCGGGATGGTCACCGTCGTGCAGCGCACGATCTCCACGCCGTTCTTTCCGGGCAACGTGCGCGGCCTGCGGCCCGAGGCGGCGGCGGTCGCGCTGCGTCTCGGCGAGGTCGAGCTGCACGCCTCGAGCGTCGTCGACGTCGACCCGGAGGACGACACATCGGCGCCCTCGCCCGCTTCGCCGGCGCCGTCGTCCGACGCCTGACGGTCGCCCTCCCGACGGTGACGCCGCCGCCACGGCCCCGGCGCGGCGTCGACGTCGAGGAGCTGCGGGCGATGGCGTCGTCGATGGTGGATGCGGGGTTGGCGAGCGATGAAGCGACGGCCATGATCGTCCTGAGCGCGGACGTCGCGCGAGCACCGGAGAAGCCATGACCCTCGTCCTTGCCGATCACGCTCTCGTCACCCTCGACGACGCCTGCGACCAGATCGGCATCGACGTCGGCGATGCCGACGCCGCCGTCATCAAGACGATCAACCGGGCGAGCGCGCGCGTCGCCTCGTTCCTCGGCCGCGCCCTGCACTACTCGACCGGCATCGTCGAGAAGCTGCCCGGCCTCGGCGGCACCGACCTCGTCGTGAGCCGGGCGCCGATCGCCTCGGTCACGTCGATCACGCTCGA